CGGCGCAAGAAGCGTATTATTAATTTGTTCACCCTTACCTTTGTGAGGGGGATGATTAAGACTAAAAGCCTTGCCCATTGACTGAGCTTCATCTTAAAATAGATGACCCAACTAAAGTCACCTAGAAGAGGGAATAAGATCGGTGGTTACATTGGTCCTTTCATCACTAACTCATATAATAATCTTATTGAGTGAGTATTGAATCCTGGACATGGCCTACTGTACAATACTGAGTATAACAAAATATACGGGTATTGAGTTTGAGATTAAAACTCTCACGAGTAATATTGCCTTAATCGGCGTATTACCTAGCTTATTCCTTTACTTAATTTAAGTTTATTGAGTTTCATCATGATTCTTTTCATGAGATCACTTTCAACGGCTTTTTGAGGATATCTAGGAGAAGGTTGATTAAACTTCCCTTTATGTTCTTGAGCAAGCGTTCTAAAATGTGAACGTACAATATTCGCCCGTTTCAGTAATAGCGAAGACCCTATGGTAATAATATTGTCAATAGGTCGGAACTCGGAAGAATTTTTTGATTCGGAAGAAATATCCTCTAAATCAATTAAATAACTCCATAGAGTATCCAGATCTAAATCTGTATTAAAATCATAGGTATCTTTGATAGTTACTACTGTTTGATCCCAACTATTATGAATTTCTTCGTACATGGGCATCATTAATGCCTGAAGAGGTTCTCCTAGTTCTTCCCAGGCCTTTACAAAGTAAGGGTCTGTCTGAAATTTATCAGAGAAGGAAGGATCAAATCTGGAATGGATCGATAACATACTGAAAAAGAAAGACTTAAATTCAGATGGATTTCGAGGTAAGTAACTCTGTTTAACAGAATTAGCTGTTTTACGACCTAAATCCTTTAAGTAATCTAATTGTTCTGAGATAATGGTAAGGTTCCCTGCTTTGTTAAAAGCAGAGGAAGTAATCCATTCTTTATAAGTACTAAGTTTAGAAAATACCATTTTAGGATAAGATAGTAAAAGCAATGCTTTTGCCATACTTCTTCCTAATTTAGTATATCTAGTATTAATACGAGATAAAGCTTTGTATCCATGTCCTAAGAAAGATAACAGTTCAGAGATTCTTATGTCTCTAAACTTGTTAACTCTAGCACATAACTGTAGAAGTCCTCTTATGTCATATTTGGCTACGGCCATTTCTCTGAATGAGAGACCGGAAACATCTTCGTATTTGTAAACAAAACGTTTAGCAAATTCTAAAGATCCATTATCAGAAAGAACGGATTTGGATAAATTTATCTCAATATCCCATTCTTTTGCTAATGCCAAATAGGCAGCGGCAACTCGTTTGTCGGCGATAACTAAGTCGTCACCGAGTACTAGATAAAAGGAGAATTCTCTATAACCTACGCGAAGCGCGGCTATACGAACCATAATATGGTGAGTTAAGGCAAGCATCGCCCACGAAGACAGAGCTCCCATGGGTTGGCCTGCTGCATATTTAATAGCATGCACGTACGGCAATTGTTTTCCGTCACTACCGGCTTTACTTAACTTCAATTGAAGAAAAGGATTATCCTTTTCAACAATAGGATCGATACCTAAAGCACTACAAGTTATTGCTTTTGGATCCCAAACAGGGGTAGATAGTTTATACCATCTACTTGTAAGGAATTTTGACCAAACAGCTCCAACCTTTCGTTCAGCAAATATATCTAATATAATTGCTTGAGCGGATACTGGAATACGGTCAGTCGCAGCAGTTAAATCAAAAGAATAAACTTCTAAGATTTTATTGTTACGTAAACGTTCCACAAATGTACTCAAGGTCAAATCTTGATCATGAGTCGCATCCTCAGGTATCTTTCTAAGAAAGTTAAATATCGCTTTATGTAATGGAGATAACAACCATTGGGTAAAGCAATCTACCATTGCAAAGACTCGTATTTTCCCTGCTGGCTCTACTTTAAAGGATAATTTACCCATATAAAGAGAGTTCAGGGAAACTTCATCGCTCATAGAATTTTGATCGAAATCAAAATCATCTCTGATACGATATAATACTTTGGACGGGAAGTGTTCAACCGCGGCTGTACAGAATTGAAGGATTCTGACAATCGGGTTCATGGACTTGCTACCTCCAATGTATTTAAATCTTACAATAAGTTCGAATGCAGTATTCCACATTTTATTAAGGGAATATGCTCTTAACGAACCAATTACAGCATATACAGAAGTAGAATAAGACGAAATGTTCTTATCCGCTACAGGTACATTAATTGTATTAGGTGACGAAGATGCTATCCAGAAAGTACGCAAAGCGTCTTTGGTAACATCGGCTGCAACATTAGACTTAAATTGTTGTTTAAGTGATAACGTTGCTCGTTCTAACTCGTTAGTATTGATTATAGCCTTTGACGGCGTTATGATTGTAGATATTTTAAGTCTACCAGTGTAATCGATTACTCGATAAACACTGAACAAAGTTAACCATAATCTAATATATAGCAGGTTTCCTTCACGGATTTTTGATCTATGAAGTTTAGGAATAATACGAGGTAAACCTCGATTAGTTCTAGAAACCGCTACACCAAGTACTTGTGTTGAAGAGTGCTGTGCACCCGCAAGGGCTTGCATTAGTAACGATACACAACCTTTAAGGTATTTTGCAACGTAAGATGGCCCATTCTTTCTATTCAGATAATATAAATATCGAACATAAGTTATAATAACTTTAACCCAAGAGTTTGTGATAGAGCCTTTCACTAATAAAACACCTCGTAAGAGGTGATTTACAAGTGGTCGCCCTGCTTTTACACAGAGCATACCCGAAAAAGAGGGTACTAATAATTTAATAATACGAAATGAAAAGTTGTTAAAAGAATTTAATAATTTTATCATAAGTGTTATATATATTTATTGTACCATTTTTCCTTCAGTTTCCCCGTTAGGGGGCTGCAGGTAGGTTATACAACCTTGGATGGTTTTCCAATTTAGGATCGATAGCTATTTGTCAATAGTATTATTATCACCCACTACTCATTGACCTCAGTGAGGCCCTTTTCGTAATATAATAAGAGGCTAGTGGACACCAACTAACACCTATCATCGTGAGATGGTATATTAGGCGCACAGGATGACAAAACATCAAGAAGCTTGACGAATGTCACTATCTCGCTATGAGATAAGATAGAGCAGCAATGCC